AACTCCTCTATAGTTGGTTTGTCATATATTTTAAGGCATCTTAACACGTTCATCCAGTATCTAAAGTTAGACATGGAGTTAAACTTACTATTAGTATGAGCATACACACCTAAACGGTTATCCTTCTCTACTTTTTCAGTAAATGTACCCATACTTGGAGTGTACTTTACTATATTAGGATACTGATGGGTATTAACTAAAGCATCTATAACTGATGCACCGCAGTTATTACGTTCTATTAGTAATGGAGGATTACCCCATTGACCGGCTATTTCAAATAACTTCCCAGCAAAGTTAAAAGGGTCTAGTTTATTATTAGCGTACGTAGCGACTTGTTCTATGTTAGTTAAATCTGTTACATCCACTATTTGTATAACTGAGTTAGCTCTACCAATACCCTCTCCGACGTCAACCCCTATACTATAGAAATGTCCATCAATATGATCCTTGTATATTTTAAATGTACCGTCATCATCTACAAGAATAGGTTCGGGTGCATTGGTTATTAGCTCATCTAGCTGATCCTTATCAAATAAGTTTTCACCAGCCGCTCTAAACTCATTACCATACTCTTGGTTAAAAGCCTCCACTGAACCTAATGCTCTAGCAGTCATTTCTTTCCATGCTTCATCTCTACCAGGCACCTCCCACCAGTCTACTCTCTCACTGTGCCAACCGTTTTTTCCAGCTACAGCATCTGTGTATGTATTAAAAAATAAGTTGCCCACACCATTAGGTGTTGATAGCATAAATATTTTTGACTTTTTAGAAGACGAAATAACCGGAAATACTGATTCCCAGAAATCGTCCATAAACTCAGGCGGAATAAATGCAGCTTCGTCAATGAGTAGACAGTTAATGGACTCACCTCTGGCAGCATCAGACGTTGTAGTGCTAATACCAATAGAGCTACCATTAGCTAGTACTAAACCTGTTTTAGCGTACTCTATTACACCAGGCTTCATATAGTTGGGTAACATTTCATATGCTAACCTAATACGTTTAAAAATGTTAATAGCTGTTGTTTCTTTATTTGCAATTAACAGTACTCGAAAGTCATCATGAAAGCAAACCATCCACAATGCAAATATAGTTAAGATAGTCGTTTTACCGATCTGTCTAGAAGCCAATACAACGTTAAATCTGTTTTCTACCAGTGCTTTTAATATGCGCTTTTGATAGGGATAAAGCTTAATCGGTTGCTTGCCTTCGTCTAGATTAACAATGTAAAAGAAACGAGCAAAATGTAATATAGACTTGCGTGCACGCTCTAAGTCTTCCACCATTTCTGGTGTCCATTCAAAGTTGGTTTCCGGAACAGGTAAGTTCTTATTACCTAAGTAAAATGATACCTGATCTTTTTTAGCTTTTGCCATTACACATACTTACTATGGATATTTCAAAATATACGTATAAGTCTATATGATGAATAGTTTAACTCTTACTGACAACAAGTTTAATGCGGATAACTACTGGACAAAATCTTTAAGAGCGTTTGTAGAGTTTCCTACAGCGGGTGGGCAGGTGGTTTACCCCGGTCCTGAGCTTTTAGAGTTATTTGATCAAGAAGGATATGTTATGACTGATTTAGAAGTTTCTTATGCAGAAGAAGCTAAAGTAACGTTGGATGAACACTATAGAACGCAAAACTGTATTAGAAGACCTTGGTTTAAACAAGAGGAACTAGTGTATGAAGGTGCTAACCTTAATCATAGCTTGTTGTTTGAGAGAAGAGGGTTTTCTGGTGCTGCTTTAGAGCAACTATTACCTTGGGCTCAATGGAACTCTCAAATATATAAACTTATTAAGTTAAAACCAAAATGGGGTGTAGACTTTTCTGTAGACTATACAGATAAAGAAGGTAACTGTATAGAGGTTATACATTATGAACATGATGAGTTTGATTTCGATAAAATTAACGAAAGAAAAGCATTATTAGAACCTTTATTCTTAAACACAGACTGGAATGACTTTGCTAAGCAAATACTAAAACGAAAAGATGAATGGATTAACTTAGATTTATTTGCTCAAGGTGACTGGAAATGCGCTTATATAGGTATTCCAACAGATAGTCAAAAAATGATATCCTGGACGGATTAAAGTTTCAAATAGACTGGTATTATGTAAATATTTGCATACATGTTACCGGCTGCTAATAAACTAACTTTTGAATACCATGATAAGCTTAACCCAGAAATATGGGAGCATGGTAAGCTTAGACCTGAAGTAAAGGAAAAGCTATTAGAAGTTGCAGAAGCGTTTTTAGAGTTTATTGAAATAGATGTAGATGTTGAAGATATACTGTTTACAGGTTCTTTAGCTAACTACAACTACACACCTTATAGTGATATTGATCTACACATATTAACAGATTATAAGGATTATGACGTAGACACGAATCTACTTAAAGATTATTTTAAAGCTAAAAAGACGGTTTGGAATAGCTCTCATACTATAAAGATTAAGGGCTACGACGTTGAAGCATATGTACAAGATAAAAATGAAAAACATTATGCTACTGGTATATACTCTATAAAGAATGATAGCTGGTTGGTAGCACCAAGTAAAGTTAAGCCTATCAATAAAGAAGAGGTAGCTGCTAAAGTAGCTGCAATGCGTGCTACTATTGAACATGCTTTAAGTAATGATTGTGATTTAGAGTGCGCAGAAACAGCTAAAGAAAAGATACTAAAGACACGTGCAGCTGGTTTAGAGAGAGCTGGTGAGTTCTCAGTGGAAAACCTAGCGTTTAAAGAGTTAAGACGCGCCGGGGATATAGACAGACTTATAAAGGGTGTGTTGGCTAAAAAAGATAGTGAGCTATCCTTAAAGCACGAAACGTTTAAAATGTTCAGTAATATGTTCGGTATAGAGAAGGGTGGAAAGGGTAGTAGAGGTCGTAGAGATCAAGGTATGACAGCCGGTGCTTCAAAGTTAACTAAAACTGATACTAAAAACGTTAACATCGTGGCAGCTGTACATAGAGAGATGGAAACCCCTTTTCACGAGATTGAAAACTTAAAGAAAAAAGAAAAAGGTAAAACATATCTCACCCCTCAAATAGCTAGCAGTATTGCACGTTGGTATAATATGAACTTTGAAAAGGTATTAACTGAACCACGTGGTTTAAGTACTTCAGGTATTGTGCTTGGTTATGATCCTTCGGTAAAAAAATACTATCTACATAAAGGTAAAAAATAATGAGCGATCAAATTACACAACAGGCAGTTCTTAATAAAAGTAGAAAAGATAAATTTAGGTTAATACTAGATTTACCTGATGCTCTTAAAGGTATTAACGTTACTGATCAAAGTGCTCGAGATAACGAAAACGTTATTCTTAGCTCATTACAATACTCAGTTTATGGTACTGTTGTACCGGTTACTACTATAAACCCGACAGTTTTACCGTTTGCTGGTCAGACTTTAAATGTTACATCTGGTAAAAGAGAGAAGTATGAAGATATAACAGTGAACTTTACTGTTGATAACGGCTTTAATAACTGGTGGGTGCTTTGGAAGTGGTTGGATTATATAAACAGTGCAACAACTGGCTTATTAGATCCGAATAACCTCACTACTCTACCTTCTAGCCCAGAACTGTACTCAGGTACTGCAAACTTACAACCTTATCAAACCAATATTACTGTTTACGGGTTAGATGAATACAATAATAACAAAATCCGTTTTAACTATAGCAAAGCTTTTATTACTAATCTGACAGGAATAACGTACAACTATAGAGACGCAGAGCAAATGGAAGCCTCTTTCACCTTCTCATTCAGTCAGTTTACCTCAGAATTACTTTAATTCCACGGGTTTTCCTTTCAAAGAAAGCCTAAATAATAGTAAATACTATTATGGCTACTTTACGTCAAATACAATCACCTGGGGTACAAATCAACGAAGTCGATCTATCGCAAACATCTACTACGCCAAACGGAACAAGCGTGTTTATGGTAGGGTATGCCGCGCAAGGTCCTGCTTCAGAAGTCGTAAATCTTACAACTAATCAAGATTTTCAAAATATTTTCGGTACTCCAACAACTGCCGCTGAACGTTATCTTTATTATTCCGTACAACAAGTTTTTAATGCAGGTACAAACGCACAAGTAAGCGTCGTACGTTTACCTTATGGTGAAAGTTTAGGCGATGGTTATAACTCAAATGTATATAGCGCATTAGTTTATCCAGTTATTCCCACTAACTACGCTCCATTACCATTAAGTGCTTCTTCATTAGTAGTACTTGCTTCTGCAGCTGGTTCGATTAATGCTTCTATTAATGGTTCACCTACAGCATTATCTGCTGCAGTTTCATATTTCTTTGGTGCTCCAACACTTATTGAGTTATCACAACAAGATTACATTTCATTAAAACAGAACGGTGTATATTGGTCATCTCACGGTGGCGGTACCTGCCCTGCTATTACAGGCTTAACTAGCTTATCTGCTACTGGTATTGGTATGATCGTTATTAACGAAGCTCAAACCACTATCAACGAAAAGTTTGAAGGTTATTATCTTAACTTAGCTGATAATACTAACATCAATCCTAATACTGACTTTACTGCAGCTCAAAAACTATTCAGTGTTGCACAAGACCTTGGTTTAGGTGTTGCTGCTTCATATGTACCAGTACCAAATAGCCGCTTAACATTTGAGTTAAGTGCAGTATTTACAGATCAAACTGGCAGCGTTTCACAAACAGTCGAAAACATTCCTACGTATGACATCTCGACATTCGGTCTAGGTGGTTTCAGTGATTTAGGTATCTTATCGTTGTTTAAAGTTAAGACTTCACCTTTCGGTAATAATCCTTTAGCTCTTAACTACACTCTACAAGAAGGGTATGCTGCTTCATTCTATGTAAATCGTACAATACAAGACGTAAACGGTGGGGCACCTGTAAACGATTTCATGCAGAACGTTGTTAACGATGCATCAACTCAGATTTCAGTATTAATCAACCCACATATTTCAAACAACTTAGGTTGGTTAGATTCATCCGGCAATGCTACAAAGTGTGCAAGAGTATTTACAACAGACTTAGCTAACTATATCCTAACTAACTTTAGTAACTTAGAAGGCTATGCAGCTGGTGATGCTCTATTCCCATTAGGTGTATATGCTCCTTCCTTAAACACTACAGCTAACAAACAAATCGGTGACGTAGCTGGTAAGTTAGAAACAG